CCTATCCCCCGAGTACATCGAGCGGTTGCAACAGCTATCACCGGCTAAGCGCACGCGGTTCCTCGCGGGCGAGTACACGCTCGACTCCGGGAGCCTGTGGCGCAGGCAGTGGTTTATCTACCGAGAGGCTCCGAGAGACCTCCGGCGTATCGTGGTAGGAGTTGATCCTGCCGGTAGCCCCGATGGCGATGAGATTGGTATAATCGTCGCCGGGACGGACGGGGAGACGTGGTACGTGCTCGATGACTACTCGCTGCACGGCACGCCGATACAGTGGGCGCGAGCGGTTGCCGCCGCGTACAACAAATGGGATGCTGATGCGGTGGTAGCTGAGCGCAACTACGGGGGCGACATGGTTGAGCACACGATACGCAGCGCCGATAGCTCACTCAATGTGCGGATGGTCAACGCCACGCGGGGAAAGACGGTGCGCGCCGAGCCGATCAGCGCGCTGTACGAGCAGGGCAAGATCATACACCGGCAGCCGTTCGACGGGCTCGAGGACGAGATGTGTCTATACGAGCCGGGCGGCTCCTCGTCTCCTAACCGCATGGACGCGGCAGTATGGGCGCTCAGCGAGCTGACGCAGCCGCGCAAACGAGTATTCGTAGGACGGGCAAATGAGACTATTCGGACGTAACAAACCGGTCGCGAGCAAATCGTACAAGATCATCGAGGCCAAATCGATCACCGCATTCGAGGGTATGCCTCGAGTCGGCTGGCAGGCAAAGTGGCGGTCGTTTACCAAGGACACCGCCGTCGAAGAGGGGTTGCTCCGTAGTACATGGGTGTATGCGTGCATCCGCCTGCGCGCGGCGAACGTTGCATCGGTGCCGTGGGTCGTGGAGGTATCACGCGGAGGTGAGTGGGAGCCGAGCGAGGATCACCCGCTGGCACGACTCATTGCCGCGCCTAATCCTACCTACGACTGGTCCGAGATTATGCGCCGTGCGGTCTACATGCTCGATTTGTCCGGCGACAACTACATGTCGATTATCCGCGCTAACTCCGACGGCATGCCGCGTAACGTGTGGCCGCTGGTGCCGCGCAAGGTGGATGTACTCGCTGACAGGCTCGGAGTCCACTGGTACAAATACACCGACAAACAAGGCCGCCCGATACAGATACGCGCCGAGGATTTGGTGCACCTGCGATACACGCACCCGGACGACTTGTTTTTCGGCCTCGCGCCATTGGAGGCGAGCGCCCGAGCGGTAGACATCGATGAGGAGGCCGAGCGCTGGCAGAAGGTCAGCCTCCAGAACATGGCTGTGCCGCCGGGTGTGGTCACGATGGAGGGGGAGACGGTCAGTCAGGAGGAGTACGAGCAGACCAAAGAGTGGGTTCGCGAGCAGTCCGGCGCCGACAACGCGCGTAACCCGTGGGTACTCGCCAACGCGAAATGGCAGCAGATGGCTCAGACCGCCGTGGACCTCGACTTTATCTCAGGCCGCAAGATAGCGCGGGAAGAGATCCTGTCGGCCTACTCGGTGCCGCCTCCGTTGGTGGGTATCTACGAGCATGCCACGCTCGCCAACATTGAGACCGCCCGGCAAATACTGTGGCGCGAGGGGCTCGTCCCGGTACTCGACGAGATAGAGGGGCAGTTAAACCTACAGCTCGCCTCGCAGTACGGCACCGATGTCCGGCTGCGATACGACCTGTCCAACGTCGAGGCGTTGCGCGAGAACATGTCCGAGAAGCTCGATGAGGCGCAACGTCTATGGCAGCTCGGTGTGCCGTTGTCCGCTATCAACGAGCGGCTGGAGCTCGGGCTCAACACCGACGATATACCGGGCGCTGATATCGGCTATGTGCCGAGCGGCGTTTTCCCGGCGGGAGACGACGTGGCGATAGACACGACGCCGGGCAGCAACGAGGCAGCGGAGGACGCATTTGGCGAGTCGTGACGAGCGCGAGCGCCGGGCGCAGGAGCGCATCACACAGCGCATTGCCCGCCGGTTTGAGCGTGGTCTACACAGCGAGATTAGCGGGGCGATACGTGACGCCGCCGATGCGCACGAGGACGGACGCAGTATTGACGCGGCGGTTGACGCACACGGTGAGGCGGTGCAGCGGCTACTCGAGCGCATGTGGACGAGTGCGTTTACCGACATTGGCGAGCGCGTGCTATCGCAGCTCGACGACGAGGAGCGCGGGCTACCGATAGTAGGTGAGCGCAAACAGCTACCCGACTCGATACAGCGGGCGCTACAGTCGTTTATCTCACGGTGGGGCGCACGGAAGGTCACGCAGATCACGAGCGCCACGCAGTCGTGGATACGCCGGGCGATTGAGCGCGGTGTCGAGGAGGGCATGAGCGTGCCGGAGATTGGCGGCGCGATACGCTCGCGAGCACCCCAGATAGCCGCATGGCGGGCGAACACCATCGCGCGCACCGAGGCGCACAGTGCCGCGCAGAACGGGTCGCTACAGGTGGCGATGGACTCAGGCAAAGTCCGCGTCAAACACTGGGCGCACGTGGACGATCACCGCACGCGTACACACGACAATAGCGATTGGGACCATACGGCGGTAGAGGATGTTCCGATTGACCAGCCGTTTCGCGTCAACGGTGAGGAGCTAATGTATCCGGGCGATCCGAGCGGTAGTCCGGGCAACATCATCAACTGTAGATGCGCTGTGACCTACCGTACGCGGTAGTTGCAGCGTAATACTATACAGGTGTATAGTAGGAGGCGTTATGGAGCTGGAATTCAAACGGCTGAGCGTAGACGAGGTAAAAGCGGACTCGGACAAACGAACGATTGTCGGATACGCTGCGGCGTTCGGCAACGTTGACTCGTACAACGATGTGATCGAGCGCGGCGCGTTCGCTAAGACAATCAGCGAGAATCGGGACCGCATCAAAACGTTCTACAACCACATGTATCCGATTGGTAAACCGGAGGAGATGCGCGAGGATGCACGCGGCCTCTACACCGAGAGCAAAGTCAGCCGCACGCCACGCGGGGACGAGGTATTGGAGCTGATACGCGATGGAGTTATCAGCGAGATGTCAATCGCGTTTGAGACGGTCAAGTCTGGGCAGGATGACTCGACCGGCATCCGCACATTAACAGAGCTGCGGTTGCGCGAGTTTGGTCCGGTCGATTTTGCCGCAAACGAGCAGGCAACCATCGAGGCGGTAAAGAGCCTCACGCAGCGATTTAACACAGGAGCAAAATCGGGCATAGACCCGGATAGCCTGCGCAGTCTGCGCAGTCAGATAGACTCAGTGCTGTCAATGCTGGAGCCGCCGAAAAGCACTCCAGACGAGCCGTCCGCCGTGGACACTCGTATCACGTTAGCGCCGCCCGAGTGGGTAGGCGAGATGGCAGAGTCTATGAAAACCAGACAGGAGAAATACAATGCCGGAAATTAACATGGAGACGATACAGGCGGAGCTCAAGAAAGCATCCGACCCGCTCAAGGAGCTGCTCGAGAAGCAGGACGGCGAGATCAAGCAGTACGGCGAGACGAGTAAGCAGCTGCGCGAGGACCTCAAGGCTGCCGAGCAGAAGTACAGCGACCTCGAGAAACAGCTCAAGGAAAAGACCGACGAGCTGCACGCCAAGCTCGACCGCCCGGACTACTCGGGCAAGAGCGGCGAGCGCAAAGCAACCGCCGGACAGCGGTTCATCATGTCCGATGAGTACAAGGACGCACGCTCTCGCGGGGCCAAGAGCACCGATAAAGTCGTGCTCGGCGATCTCTTCGAGAGTAAGACCATCGACAACGCGACGGTGCCCGACAGCCAGGATGGCGCACCAGTGTGGCCGGAGCAGGTGCCGGAGCTGTTTTTCGACCCCGGTCAGCGCGAGATCACCATCCGTGACATTATGAACACGGTGCCGACAAACTCGGACTCTATCGAGTTTTTTCGCGAGACCGACGCCTTCGAGGACGGTAGTGCCGCGTCACAGGACGGGCAGACTGCCGAGAAACAGCAGATGGAGATCAACTTCACCAAGCAGAACGCTCCGGTGGAGACGATTGCAGCGTGGGTACCGGCCGGTCGGCAGGTACTCGACGACGCTCCGGCGTTGCAGAGCCATATCGACAGCCGACTGCGACACAAGGTTCTCAAGCAGATGGAGGACGACGTGCTGTTCGGTAACGGGCAGAGCGGTACGCTACTCGGCATCCACAACACCGACGGCGTGCAGACGACCGGCGCTCCTGATAGCACCGACGAGTCGGGTGTGCTGACGCATATCCGCAAATCGTTTGCGCGCGTGCGGGTCAACGAGTACATGGCTACGGCTATCATCCTGCACCCCAACGACTGGGCGGAGCTGGAGACGGCGACAGGCAGCGACGGGCACTACATATGGACCACCGTACCGGGTGGTGGAGAGCCGCGACTGTGGCGGGTGCCTGTAGTCGAGACGACCGCAATGGAGGAGGGGCGATTCCTCACCGGCGCGTTCGGCCTCGGTGCGCAGCTGTGGGACCGGCAGCAGGCGAGCGTTCGTGTGTCCGAGCATCACAGCGACTACTTCGTACGCAACGCGGTTGCGATCCTCGCAGAGCTGCGGGTAGCGCTCACGGTCTACCGACCGAAGGCGTTTATTAAAGGCACGCTCAACACGGAGATTGCCACGTAATGGATAACGTCCTGTATGTGCTAACCCGCACGTCAGGGCGTCCAACGTTCTACGCCCGGATGCGAGAGAGTGTCCGGGCGTTGACGTGGCCGCACGGTGTCGTGCACGTGGTACACTCCGATGATCCGCGCGACACCTACGCGGCAGACTGTGATATGCTCGTCAAGGGCGAGTGTCACGGGCCGTACATGGGCTCGGGCTATTACAATCTGTACAACAATCGACTGCTCGCAGTCGTGCCGAAAGATTGTTGGGTCGCGTTTATCGACGACGATGACGAGTATGCAGCACCGGACGTATTTGAGCGGCTGATTGACGTAGACGAGCCGGGCAAGATGCACACGGGCCAAGTCGCGCGGTGGGGCGACAAGATTTGGAACACCGACCCTCACGCGGACAAACGGCAGTTCCAGACCGAGTGTTTCGCCGTACGTGGCACGGTCGCTAAGAAGGCCCAGTGGTGGAGCGAGAAATCAGGCGACCACTACTACACGCGGCAGCTGTTGCGACAGGTGAGCACTCGGTGGCACGAGGTGCTAATCGCGCAGGCGCAAGAGGGCAAGGGCAACGGTAAGCGAGTGGACGTAGGCGGCGAGGAGCGTGACCTCGACAATGCACTACGACCGAACGACAAAGTGTGGGTTAAAATGCACGCAGGCGATAAGCGGCGCAAACGCGCTGGCGGACTCGTACAGCTGCGCTACTGCGAGGCTCGCGAGATAGAGCGCGAGGGATACGGACAGGTTACCTATAAGGGGGTAACGGTATGCCGCTAAGAGACGTGAGACACCTGCCGATACAAAACGGCACGACATCGCACCGCACGAGGCCGGATGTACCAGCGGCGAAGCTCGACGACCTCAAAGCGCAACTGCGCATCGATGATGACAGCGAGGATACCTACCTCACAGGGCTCCTGCTCACCGCGAGCGAGTACGCGGCCGGATATCTCGCGCTGTCGCTCATCGAAACCGAGCTGCGGAGGCAGTACGACATGACCAGCCGCGGCCCGCAGCTACAGCCGGTACGATTTGGCCGCAACGTCATTACGCTACCGCTCGGGCCGGTGACTGAGGTAGAGAGCGTGGAGGTAATCGACCGCGAGGGCGAGGCGACAGAGATTGAGGCGAGCGACTACACCCTCGACACCGCGAGTCAACCGGCGCGGATATATTTGCACGAGTATCACACCGGGCGTGAGATCGCCTTTCTCCGAGTCGACTACAAAGCCGGGTACGGGGCGAGCGCCGAGGATGTGCCGAGGCTGATACAGCATGGGATACTCATGCATGCGGCATATCTCTACGAGCACCGTGGAGATTGTAGCGCGGCTACAGCAGCGAGAGAGAGCGGGGCGCTTGACACCTACGCTCGATACAGGGTGGTGCGCGTATGAGGCAAGGCAAACCCGGCGAGCGGATGCGGTGGCACGCGGTAGTAGACCGGTGCCCGGATGCACGAGCGGGAGCGGAGATAGGTGTGCTGCGCGGGGCGATGAGCGCGGAGTTACTATCGCGTATCCCGACGCTCACCCTCTACATGGTAGACCGTTGGTTGGCGTATCCTCCGAGTGAGTATAGAGGGCATGTGTCGCTGCCGCGTAAATCACAAGATTATTTTGACGCCGCGCGAGACAAGGCCGAGCGGGTGGCACGTCGATACTCCGACCGCGCGGTGATTGTCCGTGAGGACTCATTGACCGCCGCGCAACATGTGCCCGGTGATCTCGATTTCGTGTTCATCGACGCCGACCACAGGTATGAGGCGGTGCTCGCGGATATCGCTGCATGGCGCCCACATGTCCGTCCCGGCGGGTGGCTCATGGGCCATGACTATAACCGCGAGGCGCATCCGGGTGTCGTGCAGGCGGTAGACGAGTGTTTCGCCGGTCGCATCGAGACCGACAAAAACAGAGTATGGGCGGTGCAGCTATGAGGTGCGGCGATATCTGCGCAGGAGACCTGCGGCAGCGAGTGATGCTCTACCGTAAATCCCGCACGCCGGACGGGCGCGGCGGGTTCGATGAGACGTGGAGCGAGTACGCTACCGTCCGTGCGAGAGTCGACACGCCGAGCGCCGCCGAGCGGTTCTTTGCGCAGGGCCAGGAGGACGCGGCTACTCATCGATTTGTCATGCGGTATCGCGACGACGTGGCGAGCACCGACATCCTCGTGTGGCGAGGCGAGGTGTACACGATACGCCGCCCGATAGATGTAGAGGGTAAGCGCCGGTGGTTGCAGGTGGACGCGAGCATATCCGCGCGCGTTGCGATTGACGAGTTGGAGGTGGCGTCGTGAGCAATATCAGCGTAACGGTCACCAACGCAGGCGAGGTCATCGAGGATGTTACCGAGTTCCTGCGCGTCTCGGGGCTCGACATGATACGCGACGACGTGCACGGGTTCGCCGCCGAGGTACACGAGACGGCAATCGAGGGGTTGCAGTCCGGCGGGTCCGGGCGTGTCTACGAGAAAACCGACCCGAGACGCACGCACAGAGCAAGCAGGATCGGCGAGTACCCGGCTACCGACACCGGCAGGCTCGCGAGCGGCACGTTCGTCGAGTTCGGTGACGACTACGGCTCGGTGTATACTAACGTTGACTACGGCAGGGCGCTGGAGCTACGAGCACCGGAGCGCGGCGGGCGTCCGTGGCTCACGCGGGCGTGGAGCGAGGTATTGGCACGGAGGGGCAGGTGATACGCGACGCGCTACAGGCGACACTCTACACAGCACTCACCGACGCCGACTACGGGACAAATGACCCAGGAGTCTACGACTACGTGCCGACCAACGAGCCGTATCCTATCGTGGCGCTCGGCGACATTGACTATCGCTCATGGCAGAGCGACAACGAGAACAACTACAGGGGCGAGATACGCATATACGTTTACTCTGACAAACTCGGCAGGAGGCAGGTTAATGAGATACTCGACGTGATAGATGCGGCGCTTGACCGCGCAGAGCTGAGCATGGACAATGGCCATGTGATAACCATTGACCGGATATTCTCTACAACCGATATAGAGATAGATTCGGCGGACAGGCAAATACGGAGCGGAAGAATCGATTTCTCGTTCCTCATAGGGAGAGATACATGAGTGATCCAACAAAAGGGTATGTAGGCAGAGCAATGTTCATCAAAGATGCACCGGACGGCGAGCGCATTGCCGGGCTCAACGCAAAAACAGTGAGCATTAACCGCGAGGGCATCAATGTAACGACCGACGACGAGGACGGTTTTCAGACATTCCTCGGCGAGGCGGCGACGCTCGGGCTCAATATCTCGGGTACCGGTTTTGCACGCAGCGGTAACCTCGATATCATTGAGAAAATGCTCGACCCGGACACGCAGCTCGAGGGATGGGCGATTGAGTTCCCGTGGGGCAAGCAGGCGCAGGGTGATTTCCGTGTCGGTTCCGGGCAGCTCAGCGGTGAGACTGATGGCGCAGTAGGATTTGAGATTGAGCTTGAGTCCTCAGGCATATTTGAGTACGTGGATGTACCGAGCTAATGATACCTGTCATAGAGGCGACGATACTCGATAAGACATACCGGATTACGCCACGGTTCCGCGTGGTCGCAGCGTGGGAGGAGCGGTTCACCGAGCGTGAGTTCTTGTCGCGTATATCCGACCCAAAGCGCAGTGACATAGCGTGGCTGTACTGGTGCGCTCTGCGTTACGGCACCGAGGCCGAGCGTGACAGCGATGTGCCGACACTCGATGAGATCGGCGAGTGGATTATGAGCAATCAGGGCTATGCCGGTGATATCGCGGTGCGGCTGCATTTCGCCGGGTACAATCCGGACCGGTGGGACGAGATAAAAAAAAATCTCGACAAAGGGGTGGAGCGTCGAAAGCAGAAGCGGTCGAGCAAACAGGAGTCCTCAGAACCTACTACCGAATCGCAGTAGGTCAGTGGGGGTGGGCGCCGAGTGAGTTTTGGCGCTCGACAGTGAGCGAGGTATGGGAGGCAAACGAGGGACGTATGGGGCCAGAGGAGCACAGACCTGTGCTATCCAATGACGGTAGGCCGATACCGGGTGTGACGCAGGCTCAGTACGACGAGATTATGGCGGGGTTGCCGTGAGCGATAGCATTAGAGCGCTCGAGGTTAGAGCGACAGCAGATACCAGCGGACTCCAACAGGGCATGCAGCAGGCGCAGGAGTCAATCGAGGGCGTCGGTCAGCAGAGCCAGTCGTCCGAGCGCGATGTATCTCGTGCGTCCGGGAGTATGTCTACGTCTATGACTCGAGTTGCAACGGCTGCCAAAACAGCTGGGGCTGCGGCGGTGGTAGCAGGCGCTGCGTACACAGTACATCTGGTGCGCACGGGGCTGGAGGCCGCCGACGAGCAGGCGAAACTTGCACGACAATTAGGCATCACAAACGAGGAGTTAGCTACTCTACAGAGAGCAGCCGACCTCGCGGATGTTAGCTCGAGTGAGCTGACCAGGAGCATGGAGCGGCTCAACCGCGGGCTCGGCGATGCGATTGACGGCTCAGGAGCTACAGCAGAAGCGCTGGAGCGTATAGGGCTGAGCGCGGCTGAGCTGGTAGACATGCGGCCAGACGAGCAGTTCGAGGCTATTGGCGATGCTATGCAGGGCCTCGGATCACATGCTCAGCGCGCGAGTGTTGCCAATGACCTGTTTGGGCGCAGTGGTCAGCGCATGATGCTCCTGCTTGACGACGCGGGCGATACGATTGACCGCGCACGTCGCGAGGTAGAGGTATTTAACCTCGCTCTCGATGAGACGCAGACCGACGCTATCGAGGCTCTAAACGACAACATATCGACACTCGGGCAGTTAGGCGCGGGTACTGCGAACACACTTGCGGCAACATTAGCCCCGGCGCTCGGACGTATTACCAGTGGCATGATCGATTTCGCCGAGATGGTACTCACAGGCACGCAGCGCATGCGTGATATGCGCGAGGCATCGGACTTGTTGGCACAGAGTCATGACCGGGCAGCGCGTGCAGCAGCGGCGCGACAAGAGGATGAGATACAGGCAGAGATTAACCAAATGCTTCGCGAAGAAGCTCGACTCACGCAAGAGATAGAGGCAATACGCGAGCGCAAAGCGGAGACGAGCGAATTTGATCTTGGTATTGTATCCGACCTCGTTAGCGCAACGTGGGATTTATTCGGCATAGACGCGCGAAACGCGCGGCAGCTTGAAGCGGCAATTGAGAACCGAGAGATAATACTCGATCAAGTGCTCGACCAACGCAGCGCAATGGAGGATATGCTGCGATCTACCCGAGATGTAACTGAGGCAACGGAAGACGAGAGGGAGGCAAACGAAGATCTCGCGGAGTCAGAACGCACTCGGTTCGATGCACGAGCTGATTATGACGAGGCTCGTCGTGTTGCTAACGAGTTAGTCGAAGAAGGGTTAATCACAGAAAAGGAAAAAATCGAAGAGGTTATCAGCGCTGCTCAGCGCTATATCCGCGAGGTCTCGGAGATGGGCGAGATTTCGCAGATACAGGCGAAGGAAACCGTCGAGTTTATTGAGGAGTTAGAAGAGCGGCTAACCGAGTTAACGGACGACGGCCTCGGGCAGCGGCTCGATATGCTGCGCGATAGCATGCGCACAGAGCGCGAGGTTATAGAGGACGAGTATGAGGAGCGCATGGAGATACTGCGCGACGCTCGAGAGCGCGATCTCATTGACACCCAGGAATTCTTCCAGCTGAGCTTTCAGGCTTACGCAGAGTATCAAGAGCGTCTCGTGGACATGGCGCAGGATGCAATCGATGAGAAAAACAGGCTGCGCCGCGAGGAGGAGCGCGAGGAGGAGCGCAGCCTGCGCCGGAAGGAGCAGGCGAACCGGCAGCACTGGCAGACGATACGCAGTAGTGCGGTGAGCGCATTCAGAGATATACTGGAGGCGTCGGCGTCGAGTGAGGAGGGCATGTTCCGCGCCCGGCAGGCGGCAGGCATCGCGGAGGCGGTGGTAAATACCGCAGTGGGTATTACGCGCTCACTCTCCACATACGGCGGGACTCCGCTCGGATGGGCGGCGGCGGCAGCGGTCGGCGTTGCGGGTGCGGCTCAGATCGCGAGCATCTTGTCGGCCTCGCCCGGATCAGCCGGATCAGCTCAAAGGCCAAGTCCGGGAGCCGATCAGTCAACTGTCGATTCGGAGGGCCAGCAGGCGCAACAGCAGCAGAGGCA